GAAATTGGCCGTCGAAGACGTAGCCAAGATCGCAACCACACCGAGGCTTGTCATGCCAGACAGTGGGCAGGCCATGATACTAGACGCTGTGCTCAAGACACAGGGTCTGCCGTGTATCGAGGACATGGTCGCAACGATTAACACTGCATCGTCTGAGGTTGCAGCACTTGAGCTGAAGCTATCGAAAAGCACAGACGAGTTGACCGAGGCACGCAAGGCAGCAAGCAAGATGTCGATGGCTCCTGTTGCTGCGGCACCAGCTACGACGTCTGGCCCATTGCCAATTCCAGCGGGTAATGTCGTGACCAAGAACGCAGCCGAGCTGTTTGGTATCACGGGTACAAACAAACACATGTTCGACTTCGACATGGTCATGTGGGAATGGGAAGGCACACATCCACATGTGCCGCCAGTCGATCCAGACTACATCTTTCGGCCAGAGGAATTGCTGCGCTGTCTGTTCGGCATCATGACCAACCAGCGTGCCTACCTCTATGGTCACACAGGGACAGGCAAGACGACACTCGTCGAGCAGATATGTGCCGTGCTCTTGTGGCCGTTCATGCGGGTCAACTTCGACAGCGAGATCACTCGCATGGACTTGATCGGTCGTGACGTACTGAGCACCGAGGATGGTGTGACTGTCTCGTCGTTTGCCGATGGCATCTTGCCTCAAGCAATGTCTGGGCCATACATGCTGTGCTGTGACGAGATCGACTTTGTCAGGCCAGACGTAGCCTATGTCATGCAGCGTGCTCTCGAAGGCAATGGCCTGCTGTTGACCGAGGATGGTGGTCGTCTCGTCAAGCCACATCAGATGTTCCGCATGTTCGCCACGGGTAATACTCAAGGCCAAGGTGATGAGCATGGCATGTATGCTGGTGCTCGACCTCAGTCACTGGCGTTGCTCGACCGCTTCACCGTGTGGGCTGAGATAGATTACCTCGATGCAATAGATCGCAACAGGCTCATCAAGCGCAAGGTTCCCAACCTAGACGAGGCGCATCGCAAGGTCATCACATCCTATGTGACCGAGCATCTTGCAGCGTTCAAGTCAGCCAAAGTTCTCCAGCCTATGTCACCTCGTGGCATGGTCGCATTGGCAAATGCGGTGGCGATCTTTGGTGGCATGTCCACTGGCAAGGAGAGCCAGAAGGCACTCAAGCGTGCGTTCGATACTGTCGTGCTTGCTCGTGCATCCAGCACAGACAGAGCGGTGTTGTCAGGCATCGTAGATCGGGTGGTGGCATGACACACGTAATGCAACCAGAACTTTACCACGTTGGCCAGTGGAGAGCTGGCCAAGCACCCGCAATCACAAGCTGTTTGGTCGTCGTGACGTACGATCAAACAAGCCATGCGTACGTGATCGACCAAGACCAGTACGAGCAGTTCAGCGAGTGGGTCTGCGGTGAATGGGTCGATGAGTATGACGTCGAGTGTGATGAACCCAATGAGTTCATGCAAGCGAACGACATTCACATCAAGCGCATAAATTTGGAGGACATACTATGAAATCACAGACATTCGAACACGAGATGACGCAGACAAGTAGCGTCTTCGGTCGTAAGAAAGAGCTGAAAGTCATCTTCAAGGGTGACGGAGCTGCCACTGATGGCAAGAACGTGTACTTGCCCTCGATCTCACACGAGAAAGAGGTGGACGTCGAGACACAGATGGTCATGCGTGGCTACGTGGATCACGAGGGTGGTCACAACAGACACAGCGACATGCCGCTGACGATGGAGACATACAAGCGGTGGCTTGACGAGGGTAAGCCCGTGCTCAAGGGCTTGCACAATGCCATCGAAGATATGTGGCTGGAGAAGAGGGTCATGCGTGAGTACGCAGGCTCCGAAAAGAACCTGTCTGCCGTTGCTACGTCATGCAATGAGATGTTCTTCGAGGAGAACAATGGAAGTGATGACCCTGCCCTTCAGAGCTGGGCGTCGGTCGGCCCGTTGGCTGTGACTTGGGAAGGCCGTCGTGCTTACGATGGCATCAAGGGCGTAGACGAGTGCATGTCCCTGATACCCGAAGAGTTGCAGGCCAAGGTGAAGGAGTGGGTGTCTCGCATTCATGACTGCGCGAACACCGCAGAGACAATCAAGCTGGCAGTAGAAATTTACTATGGAGACATCAAGGATGCAGAAAGAAAGCGAAAGGATGGGGGCGGTGACGGAACTGGTGAGCCTAAGTCGGGAGCTGATGAAGACGGCGGGTCTGGCGGTGAACCATCCGATGGAGACAAGGATGACAGCGATAGCTCACGTCGATCTGATGCTGAAGACGGCACAAAATCTACTGATGAGGGAGGCGTAGACGAGGACGATGCAGACGAGGACGACAGCGAAGCAAGCGCGGGAGAAGAAGAGGAAGGCGAAGACACTGGTGCTCGAACTGATGCAGAGGGAGGAGGAGGAACTGAGCCAGACGAAGTAACTCCGCTCGACTTTGATCTCAGGCGTGGTCTCGATGGTACGCTCAAGGCCGCTGGTCTGACGGGCCATGATGGTAAACACTATAGGCTGTACACAACCGAGTACGATAGGGTGTGTCACCGAACGTTGGAAGACGGGCCGCATCCTGATGACGTCTTTTGCCGTGTTTTGAGCAATGGCAACCAGCGTATGTACACCTCCGAAAAGAACAAGCTGGGCGATACAATCAATGTGATGGGTCGCAAGCTGGCTCGTGCATTCATGGCCAAGCAAGACAGGTTCTGGGAGGGTGGCCGAGAGCATGGTCGCCTCGACAGTCGTCGGCTTGTTGCTGCGGTGAGTGGTCAGGTCAATGTCTTCAAGCGTCGTGAAGAAGCGCAAGACATAGACACTGCGGTGCAGATACTGGTCGACATGTCTGGAAGCATGGATCGGTACGGAAAGATACAGTTGGCCAGACAGGCAGCAATTGCACTGTGCGAGTGTCTGGTTCGTACGACTGTCGCCTTCGAACTGATAGGCTTCACGACATTCGAAAAAGCGATCCCCCGTGACGAACAACTGTCTGCGATGAGGAAAAAGTACAGTCGTTACTCTCCGATACGTCACATCATATTCAAGAGCTTCGAAGAGACACTGAGGGATGCTCGTGCTGCGATTGGTACGCTGGCTGGGCATCACATGCATCACAACGTGGATGGCGAGGCTATCTTGTTCGCTCACGAGCGCTTGAGGAAGCGGCCAGAGAAGAGACGCATCTTGATGGTGATGTCCGATGGCCTTCCTGAGTTCAATGGCTTTGCTGGGGGGCGTGATCATCGTCGCTCACATCTGAGGGATGCCATTGCTCATGCTCAGAAGGGAGGCACCGAGCTTGTCGGTATCGGCATCACGTCGGATGCGGTCAAACAATTCTACGAGCGATACGCTGTGGTCATGAATATCAACGACCTGTCGAAGGGTGCTCTCGATCAATTGGCTCGGCTGCTGATCGACGACAAGTTCGATGTCACGTCTGGCGATCTCATCAAGGCTTCGAAGCTTGGATAGGCGGCCAAAATATACAGTGCGCAGGGCGTGGATGCGGCTGCATCCCCGTCGTGCGTGGCAGATGCGCTTTTGGTTGCGCGTCGGCAAGAAAGTTAAGGTCAAGGGTGTGAGGCACCGCGACTTGGCCAAGGTAAGAGCAATCATAAAGGAGGTTGAGCATGGGTATCGCTGAGAAGCTGCGAGCTGATGAAAAAATTATGGGCATACCACTAAGCCAGAAAGAACAGTGGTGGCTGTGGCACAAGGAGAACCCGCATGTCTGGGAGTTGTTCGAGCGGTTCACGTTCGAGGCCATTGGTGCTGGTCATGACAGGCTCAGTGCATGGCTGATCATCAACCAGATCAGGTGGGAGACGACGGTTAAAACGACGGGCGAGTTCAAGATTAAGAACGATTACATCGCCTATTATGCTCGTCTGTTTATGGCGATGCACCCCAAGTACGAAGGTTTTTTCAAAACAAAAAGGATGAAAGACGATGACTGATGCAAGAACAAAGATCGCCAAGTTACGCATGGCAGAGATGGGTGTTGGCTTTGATGAGCCAGCGCAGACAGAGAGTGGTCGGGAGACGACTGCACGTAAGAGACCGTATGTTCCGAAGGCACCAATGTGGGAGGAGGAAGAGCCAGTAATTGCCGTAGCCAGGAAGGGAGACGACTTGACCGAGGCGATGATTGGTTCGGTTGCAGACGACGTGCGGGATGCATTCCTCGATGCTGCTGCTGACGCAGGCTTCGTGCTTCGTAATGAGTTCAGTAAGGACACGCTGCACGAGATGGTGACGTGGCTGATGCGTCTGAACTTTGTGAAGGGAGGGAAGCGATGACGGGTTTAACGAAAGGAAATCGATATAGCTGGTTTAAAACAGTGTGGGATGCGCTTCACGCATATCGTGAAGACCTCATACCCGAAGGTGACGAACTGTGTGATGAAATATGGGATGATATCTGCACGGCGATGTCATGGATCGAGGAGGAGACGAAGTGAGCGATCTGTTCAACACCGTACTCGCCGCTCTTGCGCAACCGCGCAAGGGCATCTTTAGTTATCTGTCAAACTCTAGTTCTGAGGCGTCACGTAGGATGTGCCAGCAAGGTTTGATTGGTTCGCAGAAGTTTGTTGTGAGTGATAGCTTGCTGGAGCACGCAGTCGTGGCCAGCTTTGTGAAGCCTAAGTCGCTGGTTGAAATGTGCGAACTGGCGATACCAGCGTTTCAAAACATGTGGATCGAATGGAACGAAATAAAGCGTATGGAATTACTCAAGGAGCATGGCACATGGAATAAGTATTTTGCGGAAGACTTTGAGTGGCTGCCAGAAAAATGGGGTCTGATGGTGGGCTATCACATATGGCAAGAGCCGACACTCGAACAATTCTGCTATAGTCAGTACACGCTAGACCCAGACACCAAGATGGTTATGGTTCCACCGATGGCATTCGTCATGCGGAACGATGAGGAGCTTGACCCACGGGACGTGATGAAACTTGGGAGAAGGTACAGCACAAAGCCAGATCAACCCATTGATGTAATCCATAAGCAGCAAGATCACTATGGCCCGACGCTGATTGGTCAGCCGTATGTAGACAAACACGCAGGCTCTCCATACTTGGAGCAAATGTACCGCAGAATGAACCCAGCCATATCAAACGCTGGCAACATGATGCTTCCCAAGGGCGTACTGCCTGAGACGGAACGTAAGAAAATCGCACAACAATCTTCCATTGTTTACGCGGGAGACATGAGGTTCCTGATCGCTGTCTTGGCACTGTTGAATTATCCGCACACCGTGAAGGAACGTAAGGTCGAGACGGGTGTGCGCCGTATGTTGTGGGGTCGGAATGTACCGAGGAACGAGCTGAAAATTATTGAGATTGATCTGCCCAAGCCACGAGGGACGACAGGCTATGAGCGCATGTTCAAGGGTGGTGGTGGCCAGAAGAGACGACACGTCAGGCGTGGTCATTGGAGGAAGTTTATTCATGCCGATGGCACGATGACGACCAGATGGATTGGTGAACAGTGGGTGGGTAGTGCCGAGTTGGGTACGATCACGCACGACTATGAACTTAAAAGCAAAGGAGCTAAAGGTGGAAGTATTTTACGAGCAAGTCATGAAAATTTATCGGGGGATGACACAGCAGCAAAAGGAAGTGATGCTCAAAAGGTTGGGCGAAGCTGCGAAAGAGGACGGGCTGATGATGCCAGCAGCGTCGTTCACAAAGGGGGTGGCGAGCGTGAAGAGCGGCAAGAAAACATGGAAGGCACGGCAGCCGTATTGGATGAAGACGTTCGTCTCGTATGATGCGACGGCCAAGGGTGCTGATTGCATCGAGGGCGAGTTTTTCTTTGAGGTGAAGGATGCCGTTGGTGCTCTCGAAAACTTTATTGTGGGTACTCGGAGCGAGCCGAAACAATACTACATTTGCCAGCGAAGGGATGGAGGTACACAAAAAATAACGGATAGAAGTGGCACGTCCTTTGAAATTACGGATGCGGTTGTTTTTAAATCTGCGGATTCTTTCAAGGAGTTACGAGATTTGTTGGCTGATTTGTAACTTTGTGTATTGACGGGGATACTTTTAGATGTATGTTCAAGAGTGTATTCGTAGGGATACACTTATTGGACTGAAATAAATCGGAGCTGCACGACGACAGGATGCAGAAGAGGAGAAGATGGAATACAAAGATAGTAAAGAATGTAGCGTGTATGGATGGCCAGACATGCTGCGCAAGGGGGATCGTATATCCTCTATTTTAAAGAGTAACTCCACACGGAGTGTGATGAATACCAGCGACTGGGTTGGAGGTACGTGGCACAATGATTTTGCCCCGATTGCCCCACCATTTTCTCGTACGCATGCAAAAAAACACACAGCAAACGCAATGAAAATGGTAGAAAAAAATGACAACACAACTAGATCGCATCGAGACAAAGCTCGATCATATCCTAATGAACATGCAGAACGCTAGGCCCAGCACGACAACACCGCTGCCGAACCAGAGTGAGGTGACCGCTATGTCGATGGACGCAACGCAGCTCTTTCACAATTGGACTGTGAAGCAGCATTGTGTTTTGCAGATGGTGCTACGCAGCGCGAGCAATGAAGAGATTTCTGAGCGTATGAATGTGACGCTGAACACTGCGAAGGTGCATGTGCGGACGTTGGCGCGGAAGCTGGGTGTGAGCACGCGCAGCGAGATCGTGACTAAGACACTTGTCGCAATGCGTGAGGTGGATGCCGCCGCGTACATGATCATGGCCAGAGGTTTGCCCAAGGATTGGGACGCAACGTACTCTGATCCTGATCCGTGTCACTCTATAATTCATGGAGTGGCGGCGTAGCGATGGGGCTAAAACTCAAACTCAGGAATGACGTCTGGCAAGTCGTTGGAACTCTTGTCAGGAAGGATGGGCGTAAGGTCTTTGTGCGTCGGAGCACAGGCCATACGTTCCATGAGAAAGCTTGGGCGAACAAGAAGATGTCTGAGATTTTAATGGACGCTGTTAGTTCTACCGAGACGAGCAAAGAGGATGCAACTAAGACAGTTGGTGATTGTGTTCGTCTATTCTTTGGTAGGCCAGATGGTGTGGGTGACACAGATCGAATGGCACTTGATAGGTTTGATCGGAGGTTTGGGCGACGTGAGTTGTCTACACTGAAGACGCTTGAGGTCACTGAGTATTTGGTGAGCAAGGGAAACAAGGCGTCCAGTGTCAGACGTGAGATGGCAAGCATATCTTCTTGTCTGACCTATGGTCGGAAGATGGGCTTGTCTGTGCCAGAGTTGACGTTGGTTAAGCCAAGCGAGGGAGATGGGAGGACGAGGTGGCTGGATGTGGATCAACGCGATGCACTGATAGCTGCTATGCCTGACGAGAATAGTCGGGACGTTCTCAAGTTTCTTTTCTATACGGGCGCAAGGCTGGGCGAATGTTTTAAATTGCAGCGCGAGGATGTGCTTGGCGGTGAGGTTCTGTTGAGCACGAGGAAGGGCAAGGCCAAGAAGTTAAGGGTGCGCAGGGTTCCACTGCACACTGAGATACGGGACATGGTAGAGGCGAGAGCCAAGGCTACGAATGGTTTTGTTTTTAAGTACAACAAGAGGCTGGCGAGATACGGTAAGTCTGATTACTCTGTCTCGCCGTGGGCGCGTGAAGGGTTTTATGATTTCTTCAACCTTGCCAAGGAGAGGGCAGGGATTGAGAACTTTAATTGTCATGATTGTCGGCACACGTTTGCTTCGCATCTGGTGCAAGCTGGGGCCAGTATGAAAGCGGTCGCTGACCTGTTGGGTCACACGTCTTTGGCGATGGTGATGCGCTACGCGCATCTTGCACCGTCGCATCTGGATAGCACCGTTGGATTGTTGGGTGGGTCTAAGGTGTCAAATTACACAGATATTACACACGAAGAGGGGGTGGTGCCGTCTGCGAGGATCGAACTCGCGGCCTCTTCCTTACCAAGGAAACGCTCTACCACTGAGCTAAGACGGCTAAATCAAACAAAAATTTCCGAAGGTGTCCAAACTCCCTCACCTAGTATCGACGTGTCAAAGGCTGTAGACACCCAAAGATATGACGCCCTTACCAATGACGGTGATGAGGAAGATACACACCCAAAGAGTTATACACCTGATAAGAGTTAAGAGTTTGAAACCTTTGGAGTATCTTTTGAGCATGGATGCTAGTACCCAAAGAGTATAAAAAATGTGTGTAATTACACACAAACAGGCGATAACATATCTAAATTGGACGCAATATAATAATTGCAATGCACCCGAAGGTGTGTAGTGTAAGCGCTACATTGTAACTAATGTAAAACATCACGGTGACTTATGAACATGAAAGAAAAATTTTACGAAGTAATGAGCGATGAGCTGGAGAAAGCCTACGACAAGATGTCTGAGAAGATGCAGGCAGATTACTTCGATGGGTTCTCTGAGCTTCAGTATTATTTAGACACGAAGCGTACGGAGGCTGGCAATGAGCGAAGTAAAACAACCACAAGCCATTGAGGTAGGGAACATCTATGCGATTGTGCAGGGAGATGATCTCGTTAATGTTGAAGTTGAATTTAATAAAAATCTTACGGGTGCCAACACTGCTGCCAATGTTCTGACGAAGTTAAGTCAGGCGTTGGGAGACGTGGGATGGTCTACTCGTAGTGTCATGAGGGTAGCTGACAGAGATGCACAGGCTCAAGCCGATGGAGATCAAGACGGGGATACTGGTGGGCCAGATGTTGGGGAGGACACATCCGAAGTTGACGCAACGTCAGGTAGCTGATGCGTTAGGTGTCACGCAAGGTGTCGTAAGTGAGTGCATGCAGACACTCAGACATGTAAGGGTACTGGTTAAGGACGGAAGTTCATGGACACTAGGCCCAAACTATAAAAAATACTTAGAGCATTGGGGAGTAGAAGAGCGGGGTTAGCCTCGCTCTTTTTTTATATGGTCATCAGCCAGACGAGACCGAAGAGAGCACCGATCAGGATAAAGAAGAGGGCTATGCCTGCTGTCCATTCCTTGATGGATTGTACAATCTCAAGTCGTCTGTACTCGTTGTCTCTCCTTTGCACTCTGATCTCTGCCTCGATACGGAGGAGTTCCTCCCAATGTGACGGGCCATACACAACGCTGATATAATCTTTGAGTTCGGCACGCATGGCGTCCCGCTTTTTCTTGGCCGCGAAGATGGCCATCGCATCGCTTTCGACCCCGCCGCCAAGGATTTGAAACACAGACGGGTTCTGGTTCTTCCTGTCACAGAAGTCTAGGTCAGACATGGCCCCAGCCCAGCGAGACAAATCTGTTGCCATGCCCTCCAAATCCTTGCCGATTTGCATACCTTTTTTGAGAGCAGAAAATGCAGACGTTGCAATCGTAATTGCTGAGACAGGATCAATCATAACTACTTACGCTCTGACCGACCCCCGAAGGGGGAGAGGTCAGTCCTCTTCGTCTATCGCTTCGAATACAAAGCGCTGCTTCATGATTTCTATCCCCGCAATCGTTGCGTGGACGTCATCTTGACAGCCAGATGTGACGAACGAGCCAGTAGAATTTCCTGATGAAGAAAGGTAACAGACGGCGAAAGCTTTTATGTCTCCGTCCTTGGCTGACTTTAGTAGGTGCTCGGCAGCAGCGATAACGTCCTCTTTGTCATACACGTCTGCACCTATTATTCTTGCTGCTACTTTGTCAGATGGGTCGTCATTGCGTTGCACTATCCGTAGGTTGGCTGTCATTTGGTTCGTCCTCCAAGACGTATCCTTCACACTTTAGATAGTAGCGATAGAAGAAGAGGAGGTCGTCCAGTCTGAGCAGACAAAGTGACTGGCCAGTAGGCATTCTGTTTTTGCGGTTGATGACGACGGGGATGTCTGGGCTTTCTGTCTTGTCTGTGTTGCGCTCGGCCTGTCGCATGGCGTCGTGGAAGTTGAGACGCTCTACTCTCTTGGCCTCGACGAATAAGTTTGGCACACCCATGAGGTCAGCACCTCCAGACAGGACGCCTATAGCACCACCGCCAGATAGGGGGGCGCGTATAGCTGTTGTCAGGCCAGTATGTTCGTTGATGTGAGCTGCGAGTTCTCGCTCGTAGTTGTCACCTTTGTTCTTTTGTTTACTCATCCGTGTAGCCACGCAGCTTGCGGCAAGGTGAGCAGTAGAACCACATGCGCGGACGGCTCTGCTCTGATCCGCAATCGAGACATGGTCGTTGCCAAAATGTTACGTTGTTTCGTCGTCTGACTTGGTACTTGGCCCCGTCGAAATCTTGGAGACCTTCGCGTACAAGGATGCGCTTTAGTGTATCGACGCAGCAGCCAAGGCGTTTGGCCATAGCTGGATACGTCTCGTCTTCGTGAACGTCGCGAAGCCAGGTCAAGTCTTTTTCACTGAGGTCTATGCGGCTCATACAGAAGAATTATGAGCCAGTTCGTGAGGTGTCAATAGTAAACTAAAGGTGTTGACTTATCGGTTCAGAACCAGTACAACGCAAGAGCGTCTGAGCGATTGATGTTATCCCCGACGTAGTCGGGGAGAACAGAGAGAGTAAAGACTTTAGGCTCTGGTTAGGCGTTGTACTGTTTTGACTACTGTGGAAGAAAATCGTAAAAAATATCCATCTGTTGCAAAATTAATTGATGAGGTGCGGATACATTTTCCGAAGGCAAAAGTGCTGTCCATCAAGCCGAACCAATCTCCAACCACTCCCGAAGCTGACGATTTGGTCGTTGTAGAATACGACTAATCTCCTCAATATCCTTGCCGTCGAGGGCCATGTCTTTCGCACGCTGCTTGGTAGACTTTGACGACACAACACACCGCTCGTCTGTCCGATTGTTCTGCGCGAAGCCGATCCACTGCACACGGTCATGCGCGTCACTCCACTCACGCACCTTTCCGTAACGAACCTCCATCACCATGAACAGGCTGAAGTCTGGAGCCAGCTTGGCTGACAGGCTCGGCCATACTGGACGCTCGTAGCTGTCGTCGTGGATAGCAGCGTTCTGTCGGGCCGTGTCCTCGTCCTGATAGACTTGCGTCACTCTGATCTGTGTCTCTAGTACAGTGAGCTGGTTCGTGCTTCCCGCCTCTCGCCCGACACCACTCTCACTTGGCTTGTTGCTGTGGTGAACGAGGATGACGGCATAGCCAGCATTGCGTAGCCGCACGGCCAACTGATTGACCTTTGCCCACTCGTCTGCTGAGTTTTCCATAAGTCCAGCGTATGCTGTGCGCAGTGTATCTACCACAACTACATCTGGCTTAACGCTGTCTACCCAGCCCTGCAATTCAATCAGACCTTCTTTGGTTCGTAGGTTCATCTCATGGTTGTCTAGAAACGGCGTCCAGATTTGTAGCCTGTCTTGTGTATCTCCGTGTACTTGACGCATCTCAAGCAGACGTCGAGCAATGGTTGACATGCCCATCTCAAAGTCGAGATATAAAACCTTGGATGGCTTCATGATCTCGAACGGCCCGAAATATTTCTTGCCTGCCGCCAGTGCAGCCATTGCGTTCTGTACGAACATCGACTTACCGTGACCACTGTAGCCGTAGACCTGAGTGATTGATGCTGGAGGCAGCCAAGGTTCGATAAGGTATTGTCTTGCCGAGCTTTTTTCTATCATGTCTTCTGCATCGTGCATCATGATGAGCTTTCGGAGACGACCTCCACCAGTCTCGGCTTCCTTATCTTCGTCAATCTTTTTACGATGTATGTAGTCACCCTTGTCATCAAATCTGTCTGGATGATTACGCTTCTCGCTCTGCTCCATACTCCGACAGGTAGCCTCGAACTCGGCCTCTGGTAACTGGTGCTCGAAAAATTCATTCATGAAAGCATAGCCACGCACGCGCAATTCGGGGCCAAAGTTACCCTCCATTATCTGCTCAGATATGTACTTCATAACACGTTCATTACGACCGTTACCCACACCAGTTGGTATCTTTAAAGTTGTAGGATATGTCTCCCTCACATACTTGGCCGTTCGATCCCACTCACTGATAAACTCGTCGGGATTACGTGCGACCACATCGCTTAGATCGAGATCGGCAAAGGTAAACGTTCCTTCCTCTTTAAGCTTTGGAGACCAGTCTTCCCAGACGGGAAACTCGTCAGGGTCTAAGTCAAAGCCAGACGGGATGTCCCAAGTATAGTTGTTGGAAGGTGGACAGAGAGCGTATGATCCATCTCCACGGAAGTCCAATCCATTTATGCGAGGCCAATCTGCACCACGACTGTTGACGCCTGCCCTTGGGCCACGACGAACACCATCTCTTGGATGCTTGAAATAAAGATGATGGCCGCGCTTTGTCTGAACACGATAGGGTGACTTCATATCCGAATCAAACGCTGCGTGCAGTGCCTCTTCGTTGTCGCAATCCACAACTACGACACCTGAGATAGCGCCAGTGATAAGCGCAATTGGATCGTTCGGGAAGTCAGTCCACCATTGCTCTACTTCTTCATAAGTTGGAAGGACGTCTTGATATTGCTTCCACTTAATTCTTGGTCGCTTTGTGTCGGGCTTGCATGGTATGATTGACCATCCAAGATCAAGCAGTTCAAGAGCTGCCTCCATGTTTGTTTTCATTCTTTGTCTCCTCAAAGTATTTGTCTAGCTCAAGTTCGGGATGAGCTGTTTTTATTTTTTCTAGTACGGTTGTTCGAATGTGACCCCTGCGCACCCAAGCATAGGGGGCCGTCCTGACAACCCCTACTGCGTTTGCGACTGCGGCGGCTCCACCCAAGTCTCGGACAAGCCTGCCGATATTTAAGTTTTTCATTTTTTCCTCTTGCTTTGGTGTACCTCTTAGGATACATACGGAAGGTGTCAAGTACAGTCAATGGAATTGTCGGTACGAAAAATAAGGAAATGATATGAAATTCAAACCAAGCAGTACTGGGTCACTGATGAGCGACGGCCCCAGTAAGACAATGCTCTACGCTCACCACGGATTTGGGAAAACATACCAGTGTAGATTTTACCAAAAGCGATATGGAAAAGGACTGATCGTCAGCGGTGAAGCTGGCCTCAAGTCTGTCGAAGATGTCGATATAGATTATATTCCATTCACCAGTTGGGATGGTGAGTGCGATGAGGACGCTGGTGTTTACAGCTTTATGCAAATCTTCAAGTGGCTTACGCATCCTGAGTTTCTCAAAGCTCAAGGCTACAAGTGGGTAGCAATCGACAGTCTTACTGAGATGTCTGACCGCCTGATGGAACACCTTGAAGAGGTACATGCCAACAATAAGAACGGCTTTGAAAAGTGGGGCGACAACAGTCGTATGATGACAGGAGTTCTCAAACAGATACGTGACCTACCTGTGCATGTGTTCGTTACTTGCCTAGCCAAGGAAGAAGATGACGCGAATGGTGTCACTCAATACTGGCCGCTGGTGAAGGGTAACGCAGTTGCCAAGCACATTCCCGCTATCTTTGATCATGTCTTCGCTGGCGTTCGCACGACCGAGACAGCCGAAGGTGGGCCACCCAAAGTCGTCCGTCACTTCGCAACAGACGAAGTGTCTGGCTGGCACGGCAAGACCCGTGATCCTCAACGTAAATTAAAAGCAGTCGAGCGCTGCGACGATGTCACTGAGTTGCTGGCTCGGATGGCAGAGAAAAAAATTAAGGAGAAAGCAGCATGAGTTTTAATTTCAAAGATTTAGATTTGTCTGATGTAGATGCAGACGGTGGCCCAACTAGCAATAGAATTGGTGTAGGAACACACGAAGTTACCATTTCAGACGCAGAGGTTAGGCAGTGTGCTAATCCCAAGCACTACATGGTGCGTGTGAATTTTCATGACAAAGATGAGAAGACAATCCGCAACGATTTTAACGTAGTCAACTCCACCAAAAAAGCCGTGGAAATTGGTCAAGCTCAATTAAAAGCTTTGTTGCAAGCAAGCAGGCATCCAAACCCAGACAAGCCAGATGATGTGGCATCACTAAAGGGACTGAAGGTTCAAATTAAAGTTGAGCTAGGCAAGCCCCGTGACGATGGTAATACATGGCCAGAGATTAAAAGTTACATGCCTGTTGGTAGCGACATCAATGACGAGATACCATTTTAAGTCATGTTGTTTTGGACGGTAATGATAATCTCGTACGTTGTCGAAGGCGAGGAAGTGCAGTCAAAGCTGCTCTTCCCCTCGTCTGCGGCGTGCAGTCAGGCATTATCGTCGATCTATGCAGAAGTTTATAAACACTACGAGGACAGTCTCGCTGTGTGTAAGCCAACAGACATACCATCAAAAGCACTTATCCGACCACGAGCACGTCCATGAAAATTACAACCGCCGAAGAGATCGTGCAGGCAATAGACGTTGGATATACTCAGCGTAAAATACAAAGGGCGAGAGAGTACATCGGAGCATCAGGTGTTGGGTCTCCTTGCGATGCCGCTCTAGCGTACTCTCTTCGGGGCTTTCCAGAACCTCAGATCGCCCCTCGTACCCAGCGCATTTTTGCGCTGGGTCACCTTCTTGAAGACATCGTGGTGAGCGACCTCAAAAAAAATGCAGACGTCCGTGTCTTTGAGGTGGATGGACTGACGGGCAGACAGCACAGCTACAGCATGTACGGTGGTCACGTCTCGTGCCACATGGACGGACACATCGAGACAGACGATGGCGTTCTGCGCTGTCTTGAAATCAAGTCTATGAACCACGCCAGCTTTCAGAAATTTGTTAAGCACGGCGTGAAGAAAGCGCATCCGAAATATTTTGATCAGTTGCAGATGATGATGGGCATGTCTGGCTTTAGGGAAGCTGTCTTTATCGCGATATCGAAGAACACTAGCGAGTATCATTGTGAGTTTGTTGAGTACGATAGCATTCAGTATTCCTACCTCATGTCTCGCGTTGAGAATGTCATGTCTGGCAATGCCGAAAAGGTGTCAGACAGGGCAGACGACTGGCGGTGCAACTTCTGTTTCAAGAAGGCCGCCTGCTGGGAAGGGCTGGAGGTGGAAGTACGCTGCTCTACTTGCACTTCTGCCTTTCCCAGAGAGGATGGTGGGTGGCATTGCGACAAGCATGATCGCCAGTGCCATGACCCCTGTGATGATTACAAACTATACGAACCAAAACCTAAAGGTGGATGATGGCCAAGTGGGACATGTCGAGGTTTACGAACCCAGACGAGAAAAAGATTAAGCGTCTGACCGAGGACAACGAGAGATACATCGAAGCTCTAACACTGATCAGAGACGTGGCCGAGGTCAGCGAGGGTGTAGATTGGTACAGATTTATAGCGGCCAATGCTTTGAACGAGGAGGGGAAGTGAGCATGAACACTCGTAATTTTAACGTCGGCAAGTCTGACTACTCGAAGAGACGTATTCAGCCGTGGGATATATGGCTGGAGTACAATCTAAATCCTTGGGATGCGGACATCATCAAGCGTGTCTTGCGTGAAAAGGGAGAACGTCGACTAGACTATGAGAAGATACGGCACATATGCGACGAACGTATTAGACAGATAGACAGCGAGACATGACAGACTTGAACCCAGCGCAGAAGGCAGAGATGGATCATCTCAAAAGGATGGTACATATCAGGGAGTACGAGGAACTTCTCTCTCATCCTGACGCAAAGCATAATCTTTATTACGCACGAAGCGATCTCAAGAAGTTTATCAGCCAGCTCCGTAAGGCTGGCCTCAATATCTAATCAATCAGTTCGAAGTGTGGGCCATCCATGAACGCACGCTTACCCATTGCACGCTTCTTGTCTATGTAAGCGTTCATTGCATCTTCCATCGTTCCGTTCCAATGACGAATGTCCATTGGGTAAGGGATGGTTCCTGTTGACCAAGATGCTCCCCAACATATTGCAACGCCTGCATCCTTGGCTGCTTGGGCCATAGCGTCAGCGATATTATCGTAGACGTTTAATTCCCAGCATGCCCTTGAACCCTCAGACGTCTGCACATAGGCCATCAAGTCTACTGCCTTGCCTTCAAGATGACGGCTCTTCATCGTCTGGCTTGCCCCAGATTTTACAAGAGCACGCTGCTCATCAACCGTACGCATGCCGCAAATCACACCGAAATCTATTTCTGTCATGTGGATCGCGCTCTTTACAACAGATTGCAGCCGCTCGTCTACGCCTTCGAGCCTGTCTAGGCTGCGCTTACTGAGTTTAAATGTCATGTCTTTTTCTCCTATGCATTGATGTTCACGTCTAAGAAACTGATGCACTTCCAAGCTAAAATTTTATGATCGGGGTGGATTTCAGTTATGGCTTGTAGTCCAAAATTTTGGACAGCAAGTTCGCATACTTCTCTCGTTTGAAAGAACGGACTTCCTATTGAGTTACAGCTCGTTGAAGAGCAGACTAGGAAGACCGCAGTCCAAATCATTTTTTGCCGCCAAAAAATTTAGTTGCTGATCTAACTGCGAAGCTACTCGCTACGATTACCCCCAAGGTGTAGCTGTACCATTGAGGCATGGTTTCTAGTGCAGCAAAACCGTCTGTCACTGCCTGTTTTGACCACTCAAAAGGAAGAAACGAAAGTATAAGCGGGATACTAAAAAGCAAAACCAGATACTCATCCTTCCAAGAATTTTGAGTGCCTTGCGCCATAAGCTTTTCCCACTCAGCTTCGGATGTGGCAGCCGACTTCATGATGGTAGCTTTCGCCTCGGCCTCTACCAACTTGAGGTTTGCTGACGCAGCTTGGGCGCTTGCCTTTCCTTTTAACCAACCGCCTGCGAGTTCAGCGATTGGGCCTATGAGTGCTTGTAACATTTAACTAATCCCAGAATTTTGTTTTAGGGGGTGCAAATCTTGGCTGACATTCACAGCCAGTCTTTCGTTCGTAGGTATATTGGCGTCCAACCCAAACTTGGTTAGCTGAATTTTCAATGGCCTTGGCAAATTCGAGACATCGGTAGACGTCCAAAAAGAATGCATCCCCTCCAATCGGGAGAGCCAATCCGCTTTCGATTTGTACACAGACGAGTATGAAAGCGAGGCGCATATCATTTCTCGTGACCTATCCACACAGCTATTGTCCCAGTCATGGCCCCGCTGCATACGCTGATCATTGCGCTCTGCTGTGTAGACAACTCTTCTAGTGACATACCCCATTCCAGAACTCGAACATACATGATGGTCATGACCAGCATCATGGCGCGTGGTAAGAGCTTCCAAGCCAGCACTTTCTCCATCGCTATTGTCATATTTCACTCCTATTTGAATGCGTTACTGAACCCACTTTTAAATGCCGAACGACCACCAGAGCTTTCACTTTTCTCACCAGCCAGACGATCAGTGATCCCCTCTCTGGCAGAGCGGACGCCACCAACAACAGGGATACGCGAAGCAAACTCGCGAGCTGCTGACCTCTCTTTAGCGTTGCTCGCTGGTGTTGAACCCATAGCGGCATCTTTTATTCCAGCCGTCATAGTAATTGCTGAGTTACCTAGACCATATGATGGGCCAAGAAGAGTAGACCAGATGCGCTGCTGACCGTAGGCACCGTTGTCTACCTGACTGGCAGACGAGTGCAGTACGTCTGCAATCAAACCGAAGCCACCCATCTGCATTAAGCCTTCGAGATACCAGCCTAAGAAGTTTTGCTCGTTTCCGTGTACCTTCTCGTCGTAGCCCATAAACTTGGCTGCGTTGCGCACGCGAACCTCTGGAGACTTCTCGTCCTCGCCACCCCGTCGCTGAACAATATCTTTAATAGCCAGAGCACCAGCGCCAGATGCAGGGCCGAGTGTCATGAAGTAGAGCAGTGGTTTAAAGTTACGGTGTCTGTAAGCCTCTGTCAGAACATTGCCTGCCATGCGCTGCATCATTAGCGGGAATGATTTAAGCTGGAAGAGCAGCGCACCTGTGGGTGTCTGCGCCCACAAAGGAGTGTCGTCTGCGTTAGGTTGGAAGACGCTTTGGTTTGCAAACTTTAGCACACCCATACGCAAAGCCTTATCGTCATCGAGCAGCTTTCTATCAGATAAAGACGTGTCTCCCCTGCGCTGACCCTTTGCGTAGTCTTGCATGCCGAACATACTAAGCTGGCGATATGCCATCTTGTATTGGCGAGACTGATTTTCGAGAGCAACATTAGGATTGTAATGCTTGGCTGTCTTGGTCTGGTACATCTTGAATGTCTCGTACCCGACTGCGCCTGCCATCTTGCGGTTCATGTCTGTCCAAGGTGTCAGCATTGTCGCGTTAAAGAAGGCGTTACTTCCTTTGCTGTCTACTCCACCGTACATGTGGATCATACGGTCATGGACAATGTTCTCCATTGCCACGCCAATCTCCTTCATAGCGCGTGAGTATTCTGGATCAGCGGCCAGATTGTACTGAGCTTTAGCCCATGATGAGAACGACTGTGACCTAATGATTGGGAGGGCGAGATCGCCAAGAGATGTTAGAGTTGTAAAGCCAAGCAGTGTTACGTTGTTTATTGAACGTAGGGCGCGGCTTGTCTGTAGCATCGTCCGTCCGTTGGCTGCCCCACCATTGATTGGCTGCTTGCGAGACACACGCATAGCGTTCTCGATGAAGCCGTGAGCGTCCTTAGTAATCGGAGTTGGCTCGCCTTTAAAGTCAGACAAAGCACCCATGATTGCATCTGCCCGACGTTGATATGTCAGTGGTATCTCACCGCTGATCCGAGGGGCAACCTTGTCTAGCATGTCACGAGCGGCTGGCGCTCCCGCTGGCGAGTTGAATACCTCTACCAAGACGTCAGCAAACTCTTGACCTTTCGCTGGTTTATTTGAGAATGGCATTAATGTCTGGTCTTTGAGGTCAACCTCTTCCACGCCATTGCCGTCCACGATACGGAAATTTTTGACGTACTCTTTATTCGTGGAGAGCAGCTTGGCTATGCCTTTCTTGCCACCTTCTGCTGCTGCTATGTAGTCACTGACGCCATGCGAGTTGAGGCCAAACTTTTCTACGTGCAGCATCCTTCTTGAGGTGCTCTCGAAGTATTTAACCAGCATGGTTTCGAGGTCGTTCTCTAAAAACTTATCCATAAGCTTCATGATCTCTGGATGTTTCTCCAGCTCGATCATTCTACTGTAGTCTATGGACGAAGCGGCTGGTGACGTAGACGAACCACGGAAGCTGCCAGTCATTACACCATCGTCGTTGTCTAATCCAGACAGGGTTTCAGTAATTCCGTCTACAAACTCGTCTGCTTCTGTCTCGGTAACTACTTTTCCTTCGGCTGTCTTTTCCTTGTAGTAGTACGCACGCATTGCATCACGGAACTCAGGCTCATTATCGCGTATCTTCTCAGGCACCCAGACTTGTGGGACGTAGTCACGACGGTATCCGACAAACATACCAGCATCTCGCATGCCTTGATGTTCGTCGTTAAACTTCTCGCGTATCTGAGTAGCGACGTTGTACTCGTCTGCCGTTAAGTTCTTGCCAGCCCTGCTGTCTAGGCCAAAGCGAAGAGCTGTCATTATTTTTTTATGTGAGGCAGGCTGCTTCGGATCACCCATGCCCACGAGCACTTGGCTCTTCTTGAACCAGTTGGTTGCCTTGCCGCCAGCATCTGGCAGACGCTTGAGCGCATGATACACAGGCATGAATTTCTTAGCAAAGGTCTGGTTCTGATTTGGGAAGTGATCACGATACCAGCCGCCGAGCCAGTTCATTCCCATACGTTCCATGTTAGTGGACTGAGCACTGAGAAAGCCCATCGGACTTAGCTTTGTGACTGCCTTCTCTTCTCGTGGTTTGAGTACACGCTGGCGCATGATCGAACCCATCGCATCTACAAGATCAGGCTCCGCACCATTGGCTTCGAGGTTGTCTAGGAATTGAGTGGCCATCGCTGGCTCTGCCTTGTCTATATTACCCTTTGACATCTCAACAGTCATTGAGCCATTGAAGCCTTTTGTGGCCAAGGGGCTTTCACGATAGTACATACGAGCGTCGTCTTGGTCGAAGTGCTTGGCCTCAACATGCTTTGCCTGCTCTGGGCTGAACAGTACGAAAGCATCATATATCTTAGCAGAGCCAAGACGTGCGCCTTCTTCTGTCATATCGCCGTACATATCACGGTCAGAGATCGTGCTCATGTGAGACGTTTTCATGCTGTCGTAACCCATCTCCTCCAGCATACCGTTGAGCGTACTCTTTGACTGCACGCGAGAGCCGCCGTTGGCTTCTTCGATTATGCCTGCAAGAAACTTATACGCTTGATCACCATTAAGGTTTTCACTTGGCGCTGCGGCCAGACGTTTACCAAGAGCTTCCTCGTCCATGAGACCAGTGCCTACCATCCTACTGAATACCGCCTGCATGAAGGGGCCACCCAAGTAGTGCTCTGTGTTCAGAGAGAAGTCTGCCGTATTTATCATCCGCGTGTAGAGGGGCATCACGGCAGGGTCTCCTACCATACCGTGATGGATGAGTAGGTCGTCTATGCTTTGCTCTATTGTTAGTAGGTCATCAAGTACGTCTTGAACGTCCTCTTTTGTTTTGACCATGATGTCACGCTCGAAGGCAAGCATGTCCTTGCTTTCGTCATCGAGATCGTCAAAGCGAATGCCACCAAGCATACCGTCCTGTTGGGAGTTATAGTCATCGAGGCTATCGCTGGCAGTTGCGTATTCTCTGCGCTTCTGAGAAATTTCAGAACGGACTAGGCCAAGCTGGTTTGCGGCATCCTTGAGTTCTTCTTTAATCTCGTCTGACAGGTTTGAGCGTGAGATCATAGACGTCATTGCGCCTATTGTGGGTCGTCTCGCATAGGCTGCGTCGAGAGTTTTTGCGTCTGGCGAAATGTAAATGCCAGGGCCGAATGCTCCGTCTCCGTCAGACATAACTACGTCTGGGTTCGTCTGGCTGTCAAAAGCCTTACCATTCGGGGTCGCATGGTAGTAAGTAACTGGCCCGTTTTCGTCTTCGCTAAACTTACCGCCGCCAGTGTATTTCTTGATTGCTGCCATGCGTGCAGGGGTAGAGTGACGCATGACATCGTTCGCGAATTGGTGTGCGTATGTTGGAGACACAGCGCGTCCACGTCTACCTAATACAGCCAGCGGCCCCTTGCTCGGTGCTTCGAACATGTCTCCGTAGAACATGAGCTGACGGAACTGCTGCTTTACGTCCTTACGGCCAATGAGGCCGTTGACAATGTAGGCAACAAACTCTCTCGCTCTGTCGATTGCCGTGTGGAAAGAGTTCTTTAGGCTAAGAGAGGAGAGATCGCCACTGTTGAGGGCTTCAAGAATGTCTCCCCTTGCAACGCGCTCGCCCATGTATTTGGCGAGGCTTTCCGCGAACCATTCTTCGGCAAGGATAAGCTCCTTCTGTGCCTCACTTGCGTCTCCATACTTACCTCCATAGTCTTTGTTGATACGTGATTTCAGCTTGTCGTCAGAGCTGCGGTATAACTGTACTACTGCATCCATCTCTTTCTCAGGAAGCATGCCAGCACGCACGACTGTGTGCGCGATTTCATGGACGACATCGAACGGGTTAGAGTTCCCCTTGGTCAGGCCAATGGCGAGGCGACGTGTGTCTGCACGGAACTTTTTGAACTGCTCGCCACGGAAATCCATTGCCGCATTCTTAACACCAGCGGGATCAACGCCAGCGAGACGGGCCATGTCTGTAGCTGACATGATGTTCGTGTCGTCTAGCACGTCCCGTGTTGCTTTCCCCATGAGGTTCATCATGCGGTATGCCATTGTCCGTTGGGTGTAGTTTACCACTGGGTCGCGGTGGGTAAGGTAGGACAGGATATTGCGCACATTAAATGGTGCGCTAGGTGGTATGCCTGCTGTGGTCGATACGCCTGCGCTTGCATCAACCTCTGCCTTTATGCGCTCGCGGAGGTAGACGTTCTCCAAGAGCTTGGGCATCTTCTGGCTGGCGTTGTTCTTAGTGAACTTGTTGCGCTGAATACGACGAGTGTTGTTCCACAGGAGCATGTCTACTGTGTCACCGTCTCCATCGCGAACAGCATCTCGCAGCATCTGTAGTAATTCTGGTTCTTGCATACGCCCAATGTCGTCGGGGATTGGGACAGCTTTTATTAACCCTTGCTCGTAGTTGAGGTTGTCTTTTTCTAGCATCATAAAGGCGATCTGCTCTTCGCGATCTGTGCTGTCTGCGCTTATGAATGCCTCCTCTAATTCTCTGGAGCTTTTCCCCCGCAGTGATGCAGTAAACGGGTCGTCTCCCCGTCCTGTTTTCTTGGCCAGACCTTTCTCTTTACCTGTGCGAATTAACTCTGCTGCTTTTCTTGCGGCTGCCTGCTTTTCACTTGTTTGATTGATTGCGCGTTTGACAGACTTAGGCTTGGGCTGCCCTAAATTTTTCCAGCTCATGGGCTTTGAGGCCAGCTCACTGTTTTCTGCCGTCTTGAACGCATGCCTGATAGCGCGTTGCATAGTGCGCGTAGCATACTCAGCGGTTGTAAACTCCTCGTTTACATTCTTTGTTGGCGGCTTGGTTGTTGGCGTAAAATTCTTGTGACCGTTTTCCCAAAGATCAATAAGCATAGCGGCCTTCTTTATGGGGTCGCCCTTAATGCTGAATAAGCCTTCCTGTTGTGCGCCAATGAGCGCATCACTTGCAGCACCCTCTTCAATAAAAGGTTTACCAGAAAGTATTTCATTAATGTCAGCAAGCCTTCCACTAATTATATCAGCATGCCGCTTGAAGGGCATCAGGGTTTTGCCTTTAAAGTGTGGCTTAGAACCGTATATGTCTTTTGGTGATCGCGGCCCAACCGATGCCATACCAGATGCCATCACATTCCGTATTTCCATAAAGGCATTGATGACTGCCTCGTCACTAGCATCAGAGCCAGAGTGACGGATGATAGCCGCTCGTACGAGTTCGTCTGCATACTCCAGTTTGGCAGCATAGCCTGCGTACGTGCGCCCCGCTGCTGTCTTTGGGTCTGCGAAGTCACCGAGCTTGCGCTGTTGCATCTCAAAGTCAGGAAGCACTTTGGAGAATAGACCTTCAAGTGATGGGTCGATCTTCTTGTTGCTGAAGTAACGGTCGAATATACCTTTGATGTAGCTTTGAATTTTCTTCCAATAAGACTTGTCTTCGAACAGGCCAGCGGAGCGCTTCTCTAACGCCCAGCTCACGAAGTTGTCTGAGAATATGCGGCCAGCAGCACCCTGTGTATGTGGAGCGTATTTTTTTGCACTTTGTAAAAGTTTAGTATCTCCAGACACGATCTCTCTTTTGAGAGCACCCCAGAATTTCATACGATCTTCTGGCGTAAGGATGTTGTGATACGCCCACTGAGACACACCACGCATCAAGTCCATGTGTGTCATCTCTGAAGGGCTAAGATTGTAGTCTGTATCAGATTTTGGCTGAACAATTACCTCGTTCGTGCTTGGTTCGTAGGTCAGCTCGCTATTGTATTTATAAGTCTTTCCGTCTGCCTCTACCAAGACAGGTGCGCGAGTTGGATCGCCGCCCAAGTTTTCAATAAGCTTGGCTGCTGCTGCGCCTTCTTCTGGTGAGACTTTGTTGAGTATTGTCTCGATGTCTGTTGCCGCTTGCACCCTGTCTATGGTGCTCTTGACGTATCCCTCTGGTGTGGACTGACGTATGATCATGTGCATTTGCTCAAGGTCACTGATGAGCACAGCCATGTCGTTCTCTGTTTTGGGTAGAGGTGCGTTCTCAGCCTTGTTGATAAAGGAAATTACTTGGCCAACAGTTAGGCTCTTACGCTCGCTGGTAGGCTTGCTGGAGCGCCGATCTAAAGCCATCGTCTGTGCTTCAGAAAGCTTGCTTGTGTCCAGCTCTGCCTTGGCTATGAGCTTCTCAGAGACAGGGAAGCCCACACCTGTCGCGTTCCCGTTAAAGAATATACCACCAAGGGGTTTAAAGCCCTCTTGTGCAACAAATCTTTCTGAGCTGCCCCACGCTTTAAGAAGGTCTTCTTGTCTTTCTGTCGTGGGTATTACAAACTCTGGTAGGTACTGGACATCAAAGTTCTCAATGCCTTCACCGCCAGCCAGTTGTTCGACTGTGTAATTATTTCTGGCCTGTGCGCGAGACATTACACGTATGATGCGCTCGCCTTGCAAGTCTTTATCTTTTTTCTGTCTGATGATTGGGACACGACTGCCAAGACGAGGGTCAAGCAGAGCAGATGTTGGAGCGGCAGGCTGGTCTTTTTTCATTTGAGCGGAGACGTCCATGCCTTCGCTTAAAGAACTATCTACTGGCTTGGCATCAACAACAATTACATCTTCTTTAATCAAAGATTTCTTGTCTGTTTTTACAAAAACTTCACCACGCTTGTGCGCGATGGTCGCCTCGCTGTCATACACACGATTGGTTATACCGTCAGCGTAAACCGTTGTGCCAGCGGGTACGTCTGTCGTGCCGCCCATCGTGTTGACTTGAGTAGAACGGTTAGCGGTGAATGGAACTATAGTTGGAAGGAAGTCACCTTCCTTCATTTGGACAGTTTTGTTCTTACCGTCCCCCCGAATTATCTTTGTGCCTTTTGCATTTGCTCTCGCATTTGTTTGAGCACGAGTAACTGCTGCAACTTCGTCCATGACGTTGGCGCTCATGAAGAAGTTTTCGTTAGCATCAAGCAGGGACTTGTGCTCAGTGCGATCCATGTCGTTTTTATTTAGGCGTGCGCCCTTGCGGAGCGTGGCAATAATACGTCCGTTGTTGTTTCGGCCAGCACCTTCGAACTGCGCAGCACGTTCAATGGCATCACTCGTACCCATACGCTTGTTTTGGGAAGCGAAAGAGGTGGGGTCGAGACGATGCTTTGACATTGCTGATCGAATGTTTACACGACGGCCATCAACTAGGATTGTAGGTATCGTCTCTGGGGCCGCCTCTTGCATAATCTTGCCGACTTTAATTTCTTTTAAAGTGGCCAGACGTAATGCATCTTCTGGTGTGAAGTCGCTTGGATTTCCAGCGTCGTCTGGCTCCAGTAGAAGTTTTCTGTAATCTCTAATGTTGGCTTTCTGCACGCCTGTGGGTTCGAAAGCTGATATGATCTTATCTTCGAGCTTGCGCATAGCCACTTGGTCGGCCAAGTCTTCGTTAATGCTGTCGTTAAGAGCATCGTATCGTGCCATCATGTCGTCTGTTTCAAATTCTATGTCAGACGAGTTCAGTCTTTCTTCCAGTTCGACACGGACATCGGCTTGATCTACGTCTTCGCCAATCTCACCTACGAACTTGACGATAAGGTCTTCCATTTTTTGGGCGTCTGGGTTTGTCTGACCCTTGTTGTTTTTGATGGCGGCATTAATTTCCTTTGTGCCGATTGTGTTTTCGGCGCTGGGCGCAACGTCATCGAGTGTTAAGCCTGCGTCCATGAGAAGCTTGTTTGCTTTGATGGATGCTTTGCTTCCCACACTTTTAAAATTAACGTATGGCCTGTCTGGCGTAGCATCTTCCAGTGTTGAAGAAAATTTAGAAATGACTGACGCATCTTTGTTTGCGATGGCCTTGATCGTTTCGGCCAAGTTAGACATGGCGTTTGTTGTGGGTTGATCGGGAACAACTTCGGCTGCTGCCTCTGGTACTTTACCACCAACAGCTTTTGCAAGAGCGGCTCCGTCTTTCGCCGATTGCGCACGTAGATCAAAGAGTTCCTTGGCTGCCACAATCTGTGGCTTGCCCACGTTACCGTTTGCGTTTGGTTCAACCAGACTAATAATTTCTTGGCCGTAACCCTTGGCTTCAATTTCTTTCTTGGCAGCGTTTGTAAACTTCGTGGTGTCTACGTCTGGCTTTACCTCAACCTCTTCAACTTCGGCGTCCAGACGAGCCTCTGCCTCTGCGTC